GTGTAGCATATTCTACACACGAAACAAAATATAACAGTTATACTGTTGGTAAATATGTGAATGACAACAACATATCTGGTGATGTTGTTGAGTGTGGTATTGCTGCTGCTTCTAATTTTGCATTTTTGATGCTCGGAACTATTGCTTCTTCTAATACAATTGATAGATCTTTTTGGGGATTTGATAGTTTTGAAGGTATACAACTAGCAGGAAAGAAAGATACACTTCAGCCTGGAATAGGAAAAATAACACATAATGTTGATGTTACAGAAGATGAACTTTTGGTTTCTAGTGGTGTCACCAGCGTATCCAAACAAAATGTAATAGACAATCTTTCTAGATGGAATTTGTATAACGACAAAGTAAAATTAGTAGAAGGTTGGATACAAAAAACACTAACAGATGATATAGTGAAGCAAATAAATAATATATCAATACTTAGATTGGATATGGACATATATGCTCCAACCAAATATGCTTTGGAAAAACTATATCCTTTAGTGTCGCCTGGTGGTGTTGTTATAATTGATGATTGGCAATTAGATGGTGCTAGAATTGCGTGCGAAGAGTATTTTTCTTCTATAGGTGTGCAACCTAATTATATAAAAATCACAAATTCTGATCCTGTTTATTTTATTAAATAATATGAAATACCTAATAACAGGCGGAAATGGGTTCATCGGATCTAACGCCACCAAAACGCTCCTCGACCAAGGCCATGAAGTAGTAGTCATAGACAATCTATCGTCGGATGCACATGACACCTTTCATTACCACGATGGAGCAAAATATTACAACTATGACATACTAGACTATGTGATGTGTTCTGATGTATTTAATTATCACAATCCAGATTATGTTCTTCACTTTGCCGCAGAAGCCAGAATACAGAACTGCATTCAGGATCCCACAAAAGCATATGAAACCAACCTGATTGGAACTTTGAATATGCTCGCATTATGCAAAAAGTATAATGTGAAGAGATTTGTCCTTTCTTCTACTTCTGCAATCTATGGTATGCGTTTTGCACATACTCAAGGTGTTTATTTGAATGAATTAATGCAACCAGATTGCTTGAATTCTTATTCTCTTTCAAAATACGCAGCAGAACAAGCGTGTAAGATGTATTCGGATATGTACAATTTAGATACAGTTTGTTTAAGATATTTTAATGTATATGGACCAAATCAACCAAAGAGGGGTTCTTACGCTCCAGTAATTGGAATATTTTCCAGACAAAAGAAAAATAATGAAGCCATGACTATTGTTGGAGATGGTTCTCAGACCAGAGATTATGTTTATGTTTCTGATGTTGTTGATGCCAACATCAGAGCGTGTTTACATTCCAAACCTTTGAATGGAGAACTCTTTAATGTTGGTTCGGGTAAGAATTATTCCGTTTTAGAACTTGCAAAACTGATGAAAGGAGAGTATACTTTCTTACCAGAGAGGATAGGTGAAGTAAGACATACTCTCGCTAATATTTCTAAAATAAAACAATACTTTGGCTGGGAACCAACAAAATCTCTGTTAGAGTATATGGAGAATCGTGAATATGATACTTGAAAACGGAGATTTAAATATACAGAATGAAATAGAAACTCTTGTTCTAAAAAAGAGATACACATACATCGACGCAGTTCTGAAATTATGCGAAGATCATTCGTTAGAACCTTCGTATATGGCAAAACATCTGTCCAAACCGATTATAGAAAAACTTCGGGAAGAGGGAGAAAACATCAACCTTCTTCCTAAATCTGCTAGACTTCCCTTCTAAATACTTGACACACACCGTATACGCAGTATACTTAACTCATACATCGTACACATCGTACAAGGAGAAACATATGTCGTTTAAAGATCTTAAGAAAAAGTCACTTGATATTTCCAAACTCACCCAAGAACTAGAAAAGATGAACAAGGGTGGGGCAGAGTCCTACAAGGACGACCGTTTCTGGCGTCCAGAACTCGACAAAGCATCAAACGGATTTGCAGTTATTCGTTTCCTTCCTCCAGTAGAGGGAGAAGAGGTTCCGTGGGTTCGTGTGTTTAATCACGGTTTCAAGGGACCAGGTGGATGGTTCATCGAAAACTGCCCAACAACAGTCGGCAAGAAGTGTCCGATTTGTGAAGCCAACAGCGAACTTTGGAATAGTGGTGTTGAGTCCAACAAGACTCTTGCTTCTGGTCGCAAGCGCAAGTTGTCTTATGTTGCCAACATTATGGTCATGTCTGATCCTAAGCATCCAGAGAACGAAGGGAAGATCTTCCTCTTCAAGTTTGGTAAGAAGATCTTTGACAAGATTATGGAGAAGTTGCAACCCGAAAGCAACGAGTATGATCCTGTCGAACCAGTAAATGTCTTTGATTTCTGGCAAGGTGCAAACTTTAAGTTGCGCGTTCGTAGTGTTGCTGGATATGTCAATTACGACAAGTCGGAATTTGATAGTCCATCTGCACTTCTTGATGGTGATGATGCAAAGTTGGAAGCACTTTGGAAGAAGCAACACGCACTCAAGGCGTTTACTGATCCTTCCGAGTTCAAGTCATACGAGGAACTGAAGTCCAAGTTTGAGTCAGTTACTCGTGGCAGTGCGAACACCAAGACGGCGGAAGAGATTGAGCAAATTGAAGCCGCAGAAGAGCAGTTCGGTTCGTTCAAGTCCAAGCCAGCACCAAAGATGCAAGAGAAGAAATCATCATATGAAGATGATGCTGAAGAAGAAGATCCGCTGAGTTATTTCCAGAAACTTGCAGAAGAGTGATTATTGGGTAAAATGATCTGCAAGAAGAACAGGAGAGGGAAACCTCTCCTGTTTTATTATACCGCTTGTAGTGCTAATTGACTTCTGTTGATCATATCAAGAGACTCTTCTCCTGCACTTGCAGATGATGCTTGGAAGTTTGGAAACCCACCAGACTGTGTGTTGTTTACCAGTGTAACTGGACTAGCCATAGATTGTTGTTGGTTATTGTTAGTCATTACTCCAGCAAGTAAAGAGGCAAAGGAACCATCTTGACTCAAAGAACCAAGTGTATATGGTGTTTGTGTGTCTGTCTTCCCTTGTACTGTCTGTTCTCCCGAAGCAGATACGGGTTTAATGAGAGCATAGAATTCTTTTCCTTCTGCGCTTTCTGCGTTCTCTTCGGGTGTTTTTGATTCGCCGAATATAGTATCTCGTATTGAATTTCTTGCACTATTAATAGTGGAACCAACTCCCTTTACTGCATCAAACATTCCTGTTCCGATGGTGTTGAGTATACCACCTTCATTTGCAGCAGATTTATAAACTAAGTCTATAGTTTTTGTCATTCTTCCTAAAGGTGTGACCCAAGAAGCCACTTGACCCAACATACTATCTCCGAATATAGATTCGGTCAATCCTAGTTTCTTCTCTTCCTTCTTTTCTTCTTTCTTTTCCTTCTTCTCTTCTTTCTTCATCTTTACATCAGTGGCAACAGCAGTGTCTAGTTGGGGAATATCAACTGTTGTTGACGGTGCTTGTGTTGCTCCAGACAGAGATACGCTTCCTGCGTTAATGCTTACAGATCCTGCACTAATAGACATGGAAGACAAATCACCTTGTTTTGGTGTCACAGGAGTTGCTGGTGTTACTTCTGCTTTAGGTGTCGCGGAAGAACCAACCACAGCAGCAGTGAGTGCTGCTGTAGTAACTGGTGAAAAATTATCACTTGTTGCTGACATGACAGGAGAGGTTTCTGGTTTGGTTTGGGTTGGTGGTGTTACTGGTGGTGCTTGGGGTGTTGGTGGAATCACATCAGGAATCTTTTGTGCTGTTTCTACTTCTGGTTCTTGTACTTGTGTATCTTCTGGAACTTCTATGAGGGAACCTAGGCCTGGAATTGCGGCCGCCACATTATAAATTCCTTCTGGTCCTATTAGTTCTGCAATTGTACTACCCAACCATTCTCCACCCAACGCTCCTGCTATACCTCCTATAAATGTTCCCCCCGGCAGAAAGGAAAGAGCGCCTGCACCTAGAACACCACCAGCAAGAGAACCAAATCTTGCTCCTATTTCTTTACCAATTGCTTCTTTCTTTTCTTTTGCTGACATTTCTGTGTTTCCTAATATTTCAGAAATGTTAAAGTAACCTATTATGGTTTCTATGATAGTACCAAGCACAGGTATTTTCGTTAAACCTGTTTTTATACCTTTGATATTAGCCTTTAAAAATGCTTTCGGATTCGCTAGAGCATTTTTAAGACCTACTATTGAGTCTTTCAATCCACCAAACATTCCTCCAATTTTACCAAAGAATCCTCCTCCTTTTGACGCACCACCCGCGACGGAAGCAATACCACCCGCGCCGCCAGCAGCAGATATTCCTGCTGCTGCTGCACCAGTTGCGGCTGCTCCGCCTACTAGTGCTGCTGGTTTTAATGATGCTGCTATTCCTTTAGCACCTAGTTTTTCTGCAACTTTAGAAACACCACCCTGAAGTGCTCTGCCTCCTGCTTTCTTCAATCCCACTTCAGCAGTTTCTTCACCAAACTTACCTAATGCTCCTCCTAATTTCGGAAACTTATTGGAAAGTTTAGCACCTATTTTCATTAAACCACCACCAAGTCTCTTGCTGACTGCTAAAGCAATAGCAGAACCTATGAGGGTTCCTATTGTCCCAAGAACACCCCCGCTTTCCTTTTCTTTGTCTTTACCGTCTCCTTTTATTTTACCTATTCCGTCTCTGGTGTTTTCTTCTATTTTCTCCAGAAGATCAATTAGTTGTTGTCTGTCTTCCTTTTCTTCTTCTAATTCTTGTTCTGTTTTACCAGATGCTACATTTTCTCCAGCAGTTATGAGAGTTTCTTCTTTTGTTTTCTTTTCTTTCTCTTCCTCTCTCTTAATGGAAAGTCTGGCTCTCTTGGCAACAGGAGAATCACCTTCAGCAACAGAACTGATCTTTTCTTGCTTGTTTTCTGGTTGTTGACCTTCTTGACTTACACCGTCTTTACCACGCATACTTTTTTGCCAGCGACGGTCAAGTTCTAGTGCTATTGATGTTAAGATTGCTGAAGATACACCTGAAATCATTAGTTTTTCTTTCTTATTTTCTTCGCTTTTTCATTTATTAACTTTATGTGTTCTATTAACATACTGACATAAATTGTTCTTTCCCACGGAATCATATCTTCTATTTCTTCCAGGCTATACTTGTGTTCCTGCATAAGAATGAAATTTGTTTTATACATTCCTATGAGGCTTTCACGAGATAGCCCTATTCGAAAAAATCCATAAAGTTCTCAATCACGATTTTGATCTTTTTTTCTGCTAGAGGCGAGTACACTTCTTGCTCTAGTTTTATTTTTGGTAGTTTGTCGAAAAAATCACTGATCTTGTCAAAATGCTCTTTACGCAATCCTTCCAAGAATTCAATAATATCCTCTTGAGTGAAATTGGTTGCATCGTATACATTATCTTTGTCGAAAACTTGCACCAAGCATTTTGTCATAAGTCGCAAAACAATTTCATATTGATCTAATTTTTCCAAAGTTTCATCCGAAAAAACATCCATCAAAGAAAGATCTTTCAAGACTATTCCTACATCCTTGTCGAGCATTATCTTGAAATCTCTTTTTGCTTGTTTTTGTACAACAGCATCGCTGATGTTTAGTTCGGTTTCAAAATATTCATTTGTAATAGGACACTTAACTCTCGCTGGCATCATATTGCCGATAGAGTGTTCCCGTAATTTTAAAAATATCCACTGTGCGTCATAAGACGGTAGATTATCGACATCTATATCTTTCGTCAAAATACAGTTTTTTATTACATTATTTACATTTTCTATAATTGTTGGTGCGTGTTGCGATTCTGCTGCGACAAGCATCAACTTTTCTTCTTTTATTTTGAATGGTCTGTATTTGATCTTTTTCCCATTAGAGGGAAGTTCTAAAGTGAATATTGGCGCATCAATTTTTGGTAAATTCATAATATAATTCCTTATGAGTAAACTTCGTCGTAGTATCCTATAGTTACATTTTGTTTTACATAGTTATTCATATCGTTCCAATCATACTGAATAGTATCCACAGTCAAAGGATACGCATTAAGAAGTGTTACGCTGAATGTTGGTTTTAGTTGTAGATCCAGTTGTGTAATAGTAACCAGACCTGTTATTTCTTGGTAATATTTTCTAAAATATGTCTGGTTGTTGGTTGTTGTTATTATTTTACTTTGCCATTCTTTGAATACATTTCTCGTTTTACCGTCTTCTTCAAGTCGAATACCCAAAGTAACTGTTCCTGCTGGTGTCTTTTTGTAAGGAACTTTTATTGTTGGTTTTCCGTCTAGTTCGTATTCTTCAGTTGCCAAAGTCATAGAAGGCATATCAACGCTTTCGATGTAGGTATAAGCAAGTGAAGATGCTTGTAATCCTAAACCTGTAGGTGGTTGAACATAGACAGAAAAACGATTTGTCCTTGCCACTGTATTCAGCGGAAAGGAGTTTAAAAATCTTAGAATTGCTGCTGATGTGAATGCGCTCATCTGTTTTTTATGTTCTTTCTAGTAGTTGATTGAACTTTGCTTCTGGACATACCTACGAACTTTTCAAATGGTTGAAACAACATATCAATTAGTTCGTCTTCTTTTATCATTTTAATTTTAGTCCTCACACCAGAGACATAATATATTTCACTCTCATTTATATATTTTGAAATCAATCTGCTTCCCATTAAAGAGTTTATTTTTGCTCGGTATGAGCCGTCGCGACTGTCAAAACGATATTTTAGTAAATAGATCGAAAGTAAAATGCGTTCTCTTAAAGGTAATTTATGAATATTTAGTCCATAAATGAAATTA